CTTGAGCCAGTCGTTGATTTTGTGCCGTTGATGTCCTCATACCAGCGTTTGACTCTGGCAAACGATTCACGCCAGCTATTATTGACCCCAGATGGGGCCATGTTCTCAGGCATACCATTTGGACTTGCCGAGTTGTTATCATCAGCTGTGACTGAATAATCTTTAATTTCTGCCATTGTTACGTACCTAATGCTTTATAGTTGCTGTACAAATCCATCAAACCGCCAGCTATACCAATTCCACCACCAATATTTCTCATGGTCTTATCCGCATAATCGGGCTGTTGCATAACACTAGTACCACCAAAATTGCCAGTGATTGCATTTTGATAATCTTGCAAGGCTCTTGTCGGTCTGGTTTGATCAAACATATATTGATTGTATTGGTCGGCTAATTGATTTTGCGCCTGCTCATCGCGCATTTTACCAGCGCCTAATAGTTGGCTTGCGTCAAAATAATTAAGGTTAGCCATGCCTGGTATTTTGCCCATCGCCGAATCTTGTCGGCCTCTTTCGGTCGCGTAATTTTGCCCATAAACATTGGTTGCAAGGCGTCCTAAAGAATCGCCTAGCTCACGTTGCGAATTAGCCATCATGTTTTGATATAACCCTGAACCAAAACGACCTTGCGCATCTGCATTAGCGCCAATAGACGGCGCAACCGCTTCACGATAGTTTCGTGTGACATTATCAGCTGCTTGGTTATACATTTGGTCTAAGTAAGGATTTGAGTTTAAAAAATCGCCTGACAATGTCTGCCCTAGTAAGTTTTGGCCTATACCAATATTTGGGCTACCAGCCATTGCGGTGTTTTGTATGTTTTGCAACGCGGTTTCGGTTGGTGCACTAAAATCTGCGAATTTTGATTGCCCAAAACCTTTTGGACCACCAGTTTCATAAAGTCTGCGTGCTTCTGCAAAACTTTCGTCTAAATACGGTCGTTGGCCGGCATAGGGGGATGTTGTTGCGCTGGTTGTGATCATGCCTGGCGCGTTCATGTTAGTTGCACCCATATTCAATGGGTTTAAATTCGGTCGATAATTGGCGTATTCGAGGGCCATGTCATACTCCCATAAAAGGATTATAAAAAGAACGATAGTTGATTGGTGTAAATTCCATCGGCGTAAAGCCTAATTCATACGGCATCCTTGGACGCCCTGTTACTGCTGGAGCTTGTGGCATTTGAAAAGGATTGCCGCTTGCGCCTGCGGTTGCAGTTGCAGTTTCATCAGGAAAAAACTCGCTAGCCGCCCCTAGCGCGAGCTTGGTTGCTTCAAATGGATTGTCTTTTATTTTGTCTAAAATTGAATCTGGCTCTAAAGTAAATTCGTCGATGTAATTGGGTTGGTCTGCAAAAGGATTATTGACATTAAACTGACCTTCGCCAAATAACGTATCAACAGCAGGATCGGGTATTTCTGGCGGTATAAAACTGTCGCTTCTTAAAAAAGGATTAATATTGTTTTGTAATGTTGTGTCTGCCGTACTGCCTTCAGGAAACAAACTGTTAGTTAATTGTTCCTCCGGTGTTAATATTGGCAAGCTGTAATCAGGGCTTACAAAACCTTGGCCTGGTGCTGTTGGGCTTAATGATGTTGTCGAGGCTGGTATATCGACAGTCGGCGCCACTACAGAAGAAAAACCAGGAACAGGATTAGCAACATCAAATCCTGGGATTGTATTTGTTCCTACATAATCAAACGGATTATTTTCTGCTGCAACAAAATTATCGTTAAAAAGTCCACGATTAACATTTGGGCTGGTATCAAAGTAATTAACATCATCTGGGCTTAAAGTATTTGCTATATAGGAATTGTTTAAATTTACTAATGGATTATCGACGAGCTGATTAGATGCGTTACGCCAGTTAGGAAGGTAATAGCCAGAATTTGTTTCAATTGGTATGCCATTTGGAAATAACGGATCTGGTATTTGACCAGTTAATGCACCCTCTAAATCAAAAGCGCCTTCAGGTATGTTAGAAGGCAAATTAGATGCGCCTGTCATAAAATCAGGTAATGCGTCTCTAATGCCTTGTATCGGGTTTCCTAATGCGTCGCCTATGTTTCCTGGTATATCTGTAATTGCATCGGGTAACACGTCACCTAACGCGCCAGCCGCCGAGCTTAAGCCGCCGGATGTAGTAGCGGCTGTCAATCCTGTTAATGCTGGATCAAAATCTGTTCGCAAACCAGTGGCTAATGTATTTCCTGCTGTAAGCGCTGTTAATTTTGCAATTTGCCCTGGACTTAAATTAGCAAAACCGCCAGCACCTCTCACTATTCCCGCGCCAGCACCAGCCGCTCCAGCTTGCGCCGCATCTAACGCAATATCACCTATCGGTTTTCCTTGTATGCCGCCGATTGTTGCAGCAGTCGCCGCGCCTAAATAAGGATTTATAATTGATGCGCCAATAGTTAGCGCTGGTGCTACAAATCGATCAAATATTGAGCCTTTTTTGTTCTGGAATTTGTTCCCTGTATATCGACCGCCGTAATCAAAAGCGTCAAAAGCAAAACCAACAGGCAAAGCATCACTGATCTGACCTGTTTTTAAATAATTCTCATAAGCTGCCGCCGCTTCGGGGCCATAACGACCACGCGAGCCGCCACCTTGCGGCCCTAAAAAGTCTTTCATCCCGTTCCAGATAGACTTATTGCCACCCATTTTGGCTTCTGATTCAGGAATGGGGCTTTCTGACCAGGGCTTTACACCTTCGGCATACTGTCCATAAGTTTCCCAAATGTTCTGAAATCGGTCTGTGACGTTATCTAAATCGACGCCGTAATTAGTTGCGCCAACTCCGACCATATTATAAGGGAGTTCTTTTGCGTCAAACTGAGCTGGGTTTACATAATAGGCCGCCGCTTCTACGTTGTCGGGTAAGTTCCATAATGGAGTCGGGCTAAAACCTGCTTCTGATAACGCATCAGCTTGGCGTTTTGCTGCACGATTTTCTGGCTTTTGCCCTTCTGCCGTAGCTAAAAGACCAGATAAATTATAATTAGGTTTAGAAAATTCGTTTCTTACAAAACCACGCATACCAGGGTTTGTAACAAATTCATCAATTTTTGATAACGCGTCCTCTTGGCTTGTAGGTTTTGCCTTATTTACAAAATCACGCATCATCGTTCCAGTGATGCCAGTGCTAGTGACTGTATCTAATAACGCTTCGCTATAAGGGTTGGCCATTATCTAAGTCCTTTCGCTGCTATGTTGGCTCGAACGCCAAGCGCATGATCAAAACCACCGGCAATATCAACTCGAAATCGCATATAACGCGCACTCTTTCTCAAATTGTGTTGCCCTGTGGCGCTATTAACCGTCACACCCGACGAGTAAGTAATGTCTGAGTTTTGATTGGCTCTAGTGGCCACATAGACGGTATTAATAGCGGTTGAGCCCTCAACTAACGGCAATACGTTGTTGCACGTTAAAATATTGGTGTTTTCGCTTCCCACTTCCTCACTTTCTAAGCGTGCTGTTAAAGCTGTTCCGGTGAAATCGCCTGATCTATGGCTGGTATTAAAGCCATATAAACCAGCTGCACCGCCTTTCCACAAATCAGAATCAAGTGATGCTGGCAAACTATCGAGCGTATAAGTGTTGCCACCCACCGAATCTAACGAGTCCATCGTGTAACCTGGCGATAAGCCATCAAATATAATTTCTGTGTCGATTACCGCATAACCCCAGCGCCCTGACTTCCAATCGTAAATCAACAATTCATCATTACCCGATGCACCGTTGGCATACGACCAAACTACTTTAGAATTTGCGGGATCGATTGCAGATGAAATGGTGTAATAACTTTCTTTATTCACCCGGTCCAAGAACCAGCGATCAACCTTTTGGTCGCCAATTGGTGTTGTGCCTTTTCCTATGTCGTAACGCTGAAAGCCGGATTCTGATAAAAAGAAAACACTATTGCCGTAACGCACCACAGAACCTTCAGAAGGCGTGCCAATTCCGACCGAAACCTCATTAAACGACCAAACTAAAGGCGGCCCCTCGTAGCGCATCTCCCATATCGAGCGCTCTTGAAATATCACGCCAATATCACCGCCAGTAATCGCCATTATTTTGCCGCCGTTACCGACTAGATCTTGGAAATCAGCTTGTGTAGAAGGGACAGTCCCCCAACTCGTTTCGTTATTTTGGCCTGACCATTGCACTCTTGTAGGGTACTCGGTGGAACCACTTAAAATATCACCGATTACCACAAAAGAACGCACGCCTGTGATAAAACGAGCCTTTGGGGGACTTCCACCGAGATCGGCAAAATCAGATGAGCCGTCAATCGGGCCTATTTGTATATTATCTGCGTAATTAGTTGCAATTACTTGCGTGCCAAACTTTAAAAAATTCCAATTATCAAGCGTGTCATTGTTATAACCGCCTGACTTTGATTTATCGGTGTAAGTTCCACCATCATATCGGTATAACTTTGTCGCATCACCGGCAAACATGCGCACATTAGCGTCGCCATCAATCATTGCAACTGCGCCCCTGGCTTTATCGCTTAACGCTGTTGAATCAACGGCAAGTGAACCCCAACTGCGAAAGCCTGTACCATGTGGTTGTATGTTCTGCGCTTCCGTTACGCCTGGCGAAGACAAAGCAGCTTGATCGGGCAACCACTCGCCAAATTTTAAAGTCGTTGGTTTTATCATGGATTAATTGAATCCGTTTTTACGCTAATTGGCCCTTGATTGACCCGCCCTTGCCGATACGTCTCAGATGCGGACCAGGCAGCCACCTTGTATTGATCTAGCCAATCTTTTGAGGTTGCGTCGTCTTGAGTAAAACGAAACGCATGAAAAAGACACGCGGCTAAGTACACATCAGGATAGTCCGTTAATATCCAGTTTGTTGTATTAGACGCGCTTAAACCCGTTACGCTCGGAAAATAACTTAGCTCGTAGGTATAAGTTGAGTCCGGCGTGCAATCAAATTCTATTTTGTCCGATATGGTGTACCACCTCGGCAAACCAGCCGCATCACGTTGATAAATGCTCAATTGCGTTGGATCGACGTAACGTATTACACCGGTCACCCCACTTGAGGTTAATGTCAGTCGGTACGAGTCCAAATAATCAGCCGGTAAATCAAGCGTATTAGCTGAAGTCGAAAGCGAGCCTGACAATCGCGTGATGTTACCTCGAACGCCACCAATCTCCGGCAAACGCGGCAATGATGGCGCACGTTTTAAATAGGTTTCAGCAAGATCGATAAAATTATCAATGTAACTGGTCAAATCGTCTCGCGCAGTCCAATCAGCAATGGCTGTTTTTAATTCACTGTATGTCGAGATTGCCATGCTTTTCGTCTCTCCGTTATGTTATTTAGGACTAGCTCGGCGTGTACCGAGTCGCCCATCAATTCCAACCAACTGCAATTACCCACCATCGAATCAAACTCTTTAGTCCAGGCTTCGGCGTAATCGCAATCTTTAGTCTCAGGGAAATGCGGTATTCCAGCGGTGTAATGAATTAATTTAGGCTGCTCAATAGGTTTGTCGTAACCTACGGTAAAATTCCATTCGCCAGGCAACTCGCCAACCGATCCTGCCCAGCTAAAATCACTGGGATGATTGTTTTCGTCGTTAATGTAATCAGCCGTTAATGTTTTGCACTTCTCATTGTTAAACACCATCATCGACGGCCATTCAAATCGATTTGCGCTTTTGACTACCGATACTGCATCATCTGGATTAATCAATGTTTCAAGCTCGTTAATATCAGCCTGTAGCAACATGTCAGCATCTAAAAACACACTAATGCCTTGGAAACCTGACAATGCAGGAACCAGGTAACGAGAATACGTAAAATCGGTTAAACCCGTTCTTGTAATCGGTAATGTCGGCAAAACTAACGGCACAATAGCTAATGGTCTGCTGGTGCGCCTGGTGATTGACCATTGCAACACGTTAAAAGCGACCGGCTGTCTTGGATCTATGCCTATATAAACTCTCATCGTCTCGACAACAAACCATCTAATTGAAAACGACCGTCAACCTCATCCTCATAAAAAAGCGGCAAATTTAACTTAGCTCGTTCTATTGCGTGTTGCGCTGCTTTGTCTCTAATTGATTTAGGTATGTTTCTGGCGTTGCCTTTTACTGCCATGTTTTGCAGTATTTTTATTTCTTCGGCTGTTAGCGTTGGAACGATTAATGGATACGGTTGACCGCCTAATACCTCATCATTATTAGTGCTCAATTCAGTCATAATGGAGTTATCAACAAAATTAGGTATCGGCCCTAAAAAACCTTGTTGTGATTTTTTACTTCCAGTGATTCTTGTGTTGTTAGCGCGATTTGTAGATAACCCAGATTGTTGCTCAAACATACTAGGTTGATTTAATAATCCGTAAAAATTCATCCAACTTTAACCTCGCCAGTGCGCGTATCGCGTAAACTGTTAATAATTGAGTCTCGAACCGCTAAAACAGCGTTTTCAGTGCCTAATTCTGGTCTGCGATAAAATTTCACCGACTCCCACCAAGGACAATCGCCTGCGATGCCTTCGTGGAAATGCGGTTGGTCGTGGACTAATACCATTGCTGGCTTGCCTAACGCTCCGGCTAAGTGATAAATCGTTGTCGGTACTGATACCACCATATCCAAACAATTAACTAATGCTGCTTGGTCGTCGTAATTATTTGACATTGAACCCCAGGGCCAATCGTGGATTGTAATGCCGGTTTCTTTTTTAAACTGATCGATTTCTTCGGTGCGGTCTTTATATTCCAAGCTAACAAACGTCGCATCGAGTTCTAATATTGGTTTTAAGTCATGCAGCGTAAGGTTTCTGTTTTTCCAACCATCTGACTTGATCGCTCCACCTGTCCAGGCGATGCCGATCTTTGGTTTGTTGTGTCCT